AGTTGATAATAACTAATATAAGGGACTTAGGTCCCTTAATTAAGGATATAGAATGTCAAAGATTGTAAAAGTCAGTGGTGGCGATTATAGAGTCGAAGTACAGGGTGCTTTAAATCCAGCTACTGGTTTGCCTACCACAGGCGGCAATATTATTTTAGATACTGTGTCATCTGGCGCTGCCAATGGCATGGTTACTATACTGGGCAACTTAGATGTCAAGGGTACAACATCTACGATTGAATCTACTGACACATATGTTAAAGATACAGTAATTACTTTGAACTACGGGCAAACAGGTGCTGGTATAGGTAATGGTACTGGCGCTCAAGTTTCTGGTTTAGAAATAGCTCGAGGTAGCAGAAGCACAGCTCAATTGTTGTTTAGCGAAATTATTAATCATTGGAATCCAGCAACTAGTACATATGTTCCCGGAACGTTTACGTTAAAAACTGCCGACGGAGCACTTAGCGGACTACAAGTCGGAGTACTGGCAAATGATGGTACACAAGATTTTACATTTGATTTACAGTCAGGATTATCTGTTCTTAAGGTAGCTAACACTACTGATTATTATTCTCGTGTAGTTGATGATAATCATATTCCTAACAAGAAGTTTATTACAAACTACGTTGCGGCAAGTGGCGGCATCGCTGATGTCACAAATATACACTATCCAATCAATGTTACTAGTACACCTATTTTAGCTAATGTGGTCTGCGGAAACGGTACCGTTATAGCAACCATTTGGAACGGCTCGGCAAACATTACCAAGTTAACTGTTAATAGTACCGGAGTTACTATGGGCAATGTATTAATTGCCAACGACAGTGTTTCTAACACATCTGCAAATAATTTAATACTAGGTGCAACTAATAACAATGTAGAAATTGCCGGAACACTAAATTTAAATTATCAAGCAGATCAGTTAGCACCGTCGGGTAATGCTAACAAAGTTTATTCAAAAGCTACAGAAGGTCCGGGAAGAACTGGTATATACTTTACTTCAAGCAATGCATACGGAGCAACTGCATATAATAATGATGAACTAGTAAGTAAAAATAGAGCGGTGCTGTTAAGTATCCTCTTATAAGGAAAGAATATGGCAATTAAAAACACATTAGTTACGACAAGCAATTCAGTTATGTATGCAAGCAGTGGAGCAAACGCAATCACTAGCATAATTGTATGTAATTACGGAGCAACATTAAGCACGTTAACACTATTTGCAGTACCGGCAGCTGATGTCAGCGGAACTACTACCAACGTTAGACATACAATTATTTCAGCATTACCAATTCCAGCAGGTGAAACTGTAAGTTTAGATCAAGAAAAATTAGTTTTAGCAAACAGCGATACACTAATCGCAATAGCAAGCGTTAATTCAATGTTAACATTTACAATCAGCACACTGCCAGTATAATGAGATTCCTAAAACAACAAACGATTAATCGCAGACAGCTTAAAGATACCACAGTGTATAGTGATATCGCCCCATCTGCGGCAGCAACTCCTGGCAGTTATAATGTTTGGGTAAATCCATCTGGCGGTGGAGCCATGGTGTTGCCCAGTGGGCCAACCACCCAACAACCGGGTACATTGGCCGGATCATCGGCAACTGTTGGTATGATTCGTTACAACACTACTAGCTCAGATGTAGAAGTATATCAAGGCGGCAACTGGAGAGCGTTGCGTTATAGAGAACCGGGCGGTATCACGCAACAGAATTTAGGTGCAGGTGATGGCGCTAATCAATATTTTGGACCTCTCAGCCCAACACCATACGGCCTTAACGCACAAAGTGGAGTCACATGGGATACCACAGCCATAGCTAAGAGTATTTTAGTAGTAGTTGAAAACGTATTGCAATTATCTGGAACTAACTATACTGTTGTACAAAATCCTACAGTACCAACAGAAACATATATTGGATCATCAAGCATCGCCCATGCAAACGGTGCCACTACGATTTATTTTAATAATAGTCTAGTAGTTACTGGAGCAAGCAATACCGGTTTTGTTACGGTAACAGGATTTATCAACGGAATAACCATGTCTGTAACAGCATTTAGTACAGCACCACAAGTTGGACAAGTGTTATCTGGAACCGGCATAGCCAGCTCGCCAACAATTTCTCAAATTAATACAGCATCATTTAACGGATACATTGCCACTACAACACTAACTGTAGCACTACTAAACAGTGGAACTATTAAGACAGGAATGGTATTAACTGGCGCAGGTATTACTGCCGGAACTTATATTGTAAATCAATTAACAGGTACAAGCGGTGGCGCAGGAACTTATACTGTTAGCACTTCACAAACAGCAGGATCAGTAGGCTCACAAATTTTAACTACCGGCACAAATTATACAGTCAGCGTGAGCCAAACAAACACTGGAAACATTACTATTACTTGTACTGGTACTATAGCAGTACTAACTTTTGTATCTCACACAGCCGCACCGTTTTCAGTAGGTGCTACAATTTCAGTAACAGGAATGAGACCATTAGGCTATAATGGAAACTATACCGTAACTGCCTGTTCCACTACGTCAGTTAGTTATGCATGTACCGCAACTGGATCAATGACTTTCCAAGGTACTGTTTCAGCAACTAATGCAATTTACCCTGCGGTTAATATTGTAGGCGGAACACTTACTGGAACTGGATTAACCTCAACAACTATTAGTTCATACGCAGTTGACACTGATACCGGAGCATTAGTTAGTGTGGTAATTCCTGCAGGCCAAGCATCAGGACCTGCAGCCAATGCGGTATTGACTATTGTAGAACCGTCAAGACCAATATCAAACAACGACTATTACGTTTATTTTAGTACACCAGTACCGTACGGAAAACCAGTTACCGCACTTATTGGCTTTGACAGATAACTAGCTAGGAGCTCACAATGGGGCGAGAACTTGGTAGAATAAGCGGCCCGTTACTAGCAGATAATCTCAAACGTAACGGTGCTGACCTTGCAGTTGAAACACAACTGCTTTATCTTGATGTTGCAAACAAGTACATTGGTGTTAATACCAATATTCCTACTCGCGAATTTTTAGTTAACGGCTTAACTAACACTACAAATCAAATTGTTGATACTCAAGCTGACTTGGGATATTTTACAATCAACACTAGCACAATACAAAACGTCAGCGATGCAATCTATCTAATACCTAACCAAGTTAACACGCCAACAGTAGTTGTTCCAAAGTTACAAGCTGGACAACTTGTTCTTAGCACTAATACTGTTAGCAATACCACAACTAATGGTGATATTAATTTTTCTCCCAACGGTACAGGACAACTAGTTTCAAATAAATCAGTTTTAGTCAACGGAGACTTGCATGCAACTGGTAATGTTACTTTTGATGGCAATGTAACCATTGGTGATACAAATACTGACAGCGTTACATTTGGCGCAGATGTAGTTAGCAATATACTTCCCGATGCTACTAATACTTACGAGTTAGGCAGCGGACCAAGCGGTAGGAATTTAACTTGGAAAACATTATACGCTGGTACCGCTACTTTAACTACAGGTTCTATTGGTGAGTTTACCGTTACTAATAATATAATATCAATTAGTACTACTAATCAAAGTGCAATATTGTTAGCTAACGGCACTGGTATTATAAGCATACCTAGCAACAATATATCGCTCGGACAAAACTTAGCGGTAACAGGAACTGCATCAGTAACGGGCACAACAACACTATCTACAACAGGAATAATTGGTACTGTTAATATTAGCGGAATATCATTAGACGGTGGGTTATTAAGTTTTGATAGTGGGTCATATACTCTTGATAGCGTGGTTGTAGGGGCATATAATCAAACAGGTTCGTCTTATATTACGGGAACATTTGCTAATAATACTATCACTATTACTGGTGCCGGTTCTTATATTACTGCTCCTAACATAAAAATTCAGAACAATGTTATCAGCAATACTACTGCTGGAAATGCTGATATAACGCTTAGTTCTACGGGGACAGGTAGTGTTGTTTTAGAAAACTTATCTATTAAAAACAGCAGGATTACTAATACTGCGGCCAGCCCTACGACAGATTTAGACAAGAGCATAGTTGTTAGTCCCAGCAAAAATCTAGTAATTAATTCAACACGATTTTTAAAAATACCCTACTCAAACAATTCCGATCAAGTACTAACTAGTGTGGGTAATATTAGACTTAACCGTACAACAAGCCTGTACGAAGGTTATCAATCTTATGGATTTGATAGTTTTAATAATGTATACGATGTATCTAGAACTACCAGCATTACTGCTGAACTAACTCCAGGAAACAACGATAAAACTATAAGATTTAACACTAATGGCATAGTTAATACAACTATGACCAGTGCTGGCATAACCGCTAGTCGAGTAGATGCAGGTAACGTTTCGTTCACATCTAATATTATTAGTAATAAAATAAACACTAATGATGTAAATTTAACTGCTACAGGAACTGGCAAAGTAAATCTTAACAATATACAAATATATGCCTCTACCGGAACTACAAGCATTGTTAAAAATACAACTACCAATGCTATTACATCTTTTGTTAATCAAGGTACAGGGTTTGTAAAATTTGCTGGTACTACCGCAGTTACATTGCCGGTCGGAACAACAGCCGGCGTAGGTGGAAGACCGACAGTGTTTGAAATTGGCATGACTAGATTTAATACTACCATTGACAAAGTAGAAATTTATTCAGGAAATCCCGCGGCTGGTGACAACGGTTGGATACCTGTAGCAGGCGTTGCAGGAGCACAACTCAGTCAAGCCGAAGTTACTGACATTCTAAATATCATGGCCATTGTAATGGGCTAAATCCAAAATCCGATAAATACTACTGATTGCAAAGAACGACCATTTTTTGTATGATTAAACTGTGGTAAACCCGCAAAGATCCGAAAGGATGCGCACGATAAGTGCAAATGTGGTTAACCGTGAAACACGGGGTCAAGGGAGCGTATATGGCTGTTGGTCGAATTTCAGGGCCGCTCTTAAAGGATAACCTACTTCGTAACGGAGTAAATTTAGCCTTCGAGACGAGCCTTCTCTATTTGGATGTTGTAAACAGCCGCGTTGGTGTTAACACAACTTCACCTAGATACGACCTTGACGTTGCTGGTACCAGCAAGACTACAAACTTACAAGTAACAACTCAATCGGATATTGCTAATTTTACAATATCTGGTAGTACAATCTCAAGTCGCGACTCAACAATAACGCTAACTCCTAGCGGAAGTAATGCTGTAGTTTATCAAGCTCGCGCACTAATTGACGGCAATTTACAAGTATCAAGTAATGCAATAACAAGCACTGTTACTAACTCTGATATTAATTTATCTCCTAACGGAACTGGGCAAGTTGTTGTAAATGCTAACACACTAATCAACGGAAACTTACACGCTACCGGAAGTATCACAGCAGACGGCAACTTAACACTAGGTGATGCAAACACCGACGGCATCACTTTTAATGCAGATATTACCAGTAACATTATACCAGATGTTAACAATACATACGATCTAGGTTCTGCTAGCAAAAGCTGGAAAACTGTTTGGGCACAAACATTACAAGTAGTAACAATCAATTGGGCTGACATTGTCATCAGCGGCAACACAATTACTACATCAGTTACAAACAGTAATTTAGTACTGCAAGCTAACGGATCTGGGATAATTTCAATTCCTTCTAATAACGTAAGTATTGCACAAAATTTAACAGTAGGCGGAACATTAGCAGTAACTGGAACAACCAGTTTAACCAACACAAACATTGTTGGGGCAGTTACTCAAACAGGCAATTTAAACTTAGCGGGTAATTTTACAACCACTGGATCTACACAAGTTACTGGAAATATCACAGCAACAGGCATACTACAACTACCTCAGATTACCATATCTGGCAACACGATTGCTACAACTCCTGCTAATACAGACCTGATATTAACGGCAGCTGGCACTGGCAGTATTGTGGCTCAAGATATCAAAGTAACAACAAATGTTATCGCTAGCGTTTCAGCCAACAGCGACATTACACTCACACCCCAAGGAACCGGCGGTGTCGTAATTGATTCTACACACGCATTTAAGATTCCTGTAGGTACAGATGCACAACGTCCAGTTAGCCCTACAAACGGGATGATTCGCTATAATACTGATAGAAATCGCTACGAAGGGTACACAGGAAGCTACTGGATTCAGCTTAGTGGAGTCACTGATGTTGCTGGCACAACTTACATTTTACCTGAAGTTACACCCGGCGCAAACGATCATACTCTATATTTTTACGCCGATAGCACACTAGCCGCAACCATAGATAGTACCAAACTATACAGTCCTAAAGTAAATACAAGTAGTCTTTCAATTAGCGGAAATACCATTGGTACAGTGTCAACAAACACTGATATTAACATTACAACCGCAGGGACAGGTGGGATCGTAGCAGGTAATTTAAGGATATATAATAGTACATTTACTAATACGCAGTCAAATGCGGTAACAGAATTTAGTGAAACGGGTACAGGATACGTTAGACTTTCAGGAACTAACGGTGTTGTAATTCCGTCAGGCAACACACTAACTCAGCGGCCCGGTGCTCCTGAGATAGGAATGGTAAGATTTAATACAGATTTTCAGTATGTTGAAGTTTATAACGGAACAGGATGGGCAAGCGTAGCGGGAGCCGCATCTGGAGTTACAAGTAACGAAGCATACGACATTGGTATTTTATCAGGTTTAATTTTTGGATAACATATGGCAACTTATTTTAGAACTAAAGTATCAAAAGACATAGGAACAACTCCTGTCAACGTTTTGGTCCCAGGCGCCTCTAGTAGATTTACTATTATTGGTTGCAATTTAGCAAACACCACTGACTATGATGTATCAGTTTCAATATCAGTAACTGATGCAAGTGCAGTTACTGGAAAATACATTAGCCAGATGCAGATACCTCCGTACACTAGTTTAAAAGTCATCACCAACGGTGAAAAATTAATTCTAATGGAAAACACAACATTGACAATAATGTCAGATACTGCTACTAGCATTGATGCAATTATTAGCTACGCTGAAATTATTTAAAGGAAAATAAAATGTCAACTAATTATATATTTGGTAATCCTCAAGAAGATCAACTAGGAGGTAGTCCTAAATATTTTTATGGATTGCGTAGAACTGATGCTGGTGATCTATATGTAGCTAAAGTAAATCAACTGAGCAAAACAGACAGTGTGACCATAAACAACGGTGGAACTAGCGATAATAACATGCCAGAGTTTCAAACTGGTGTAGATTTTCACGAAGGTAGAGATGTTAATCATAACCTAGCATATAGCAATTTAAATTACGAACAATTCCGCTGGGATGACAGAAATATTTTTTATTACATTGATGCAGACGGACAATTAGTAGCAAGAATTAACGCAACTTATACGTATCCTACAGGCGTATAAATATAATAATTACACAATTTGAGGTAGATAATGGCCGATTTTAAGATAAACAGAATAAGATTTACATGGAAAAATACTTGGACAACAGGTACGTCATACCTTAAGGATGACATTGTCCGATACGGCGGAAAATCCTACGTATGCCTAGTTACACATAGTGCCTCAACAAATTTCTATACAGATTTTTATGCTGTTGATCAATACAATGCAGCCAATCCAACATGGACTTTATGGTTTGACGGCTATGAGTGGACTGGTGCATGGCAGGCAAGTACTTTTTATCAGATTGGTGATATTGTGCAGTACGGTAGCATCATTTATCTTTGTACTAATTCGCATACTAGCGCAACCCTAGTTCCAACAAGCAAGACATTGACTCTGAGTACTATAACCGGTACAGGATCTGTCGCCACAGCATCATTTATTGATCAGGGACTAGCACCATATAAGGTAGGTGGAACTGTAACAGTCGCAGGAGTATCATTGGTAGGATTCAACGGAACATTTGTTGTACAATCGAGTAGCAATACAAATGTGACTTACAGTAGTTCAGTAGTTAGCGCACCGGGTGGAGCATTTGCTCTCACAACAGATTTTGACAGTAACAACTCACACGGACTTGGACAAGTAGTTTACGGTACAGATAATACTGGAACATACTATGGTTTAGTTATCAGTAGCCCAAGCGCAACGTTGCTAAATGTTTTAAACACACAACCAATCGGCAGTACATTTACCGCAACAATCACTTCTAGAAATAAATCTACTGGTGTTAGTGCAACATTAGCATATACATTTACTAAACGTGCCGCTATTCAAAGTTACACTATTTCCGGCGGCACCGGTTATATAATTCCTACAGATTTAATCGCAAGCCCAGAAAACTGGAATACGATTGCTGACTTTGCTGGATCTGCATATACAGTTAATGCTGAATACGTTTCAGTAACATTTACCCCGGTAACTCCGGTAACTACTGCTACTGTTGCCGGATTAGCACAAAGCGGCTTAGAAGCTAATCAATCATCATGGGCAAGCTATGCAGTTGGTGATGACTGGGTTAAAGATTGGACAGTATCTACACGATTTAGAAAAAATGATATTGTTAGATACGGTGCAACTATATATCGTTGTAACAACGGCCACACTAGTAGTACTACAATTACTCTAGGTCTAGAAGCTGATCAAAGCAAGTGGGATGCTATCACATATAGCAGTGAATGGAAAACTGATTGGGCAGTTAACACCCGTTATAAAGTAGGTGATGTTGCTCGATACGGCGGTATTGTTTACAAGTGTATAACCAGTCATACAAGTCCTGCAACACTGGTAGCAACATCAAGCGTTGATCAAAACAGTTCGGCAACTGCACTAGCACTTGGTGCAAATCGTGTTCCTGAATCAGCCGCATGGACATTTGCTAGCGGCACAATCAATTTACAATCATCTGGATTACCATATCACAGTTACGGAAATACAGCTGCCGTTTATGCACCATATGCGCAGAACTACAATAGAACATGGAGCCTACGCGGTGGAACAAATGTGGCCGCAGGATCAGCTGTATCTCGTGGTACTGGCGTTATCGGTTATTGGCTTAACGGTGTTGCAATTTTTAGTCCATCATCAAATAATACTCCAACAGGCAAAACATCTTACTTGCCCAACTGGCATTATAATATTTCGTACCAAGCTGAACAAACATACGGCCACACATTTGGTGAAGACTTATCAGGTGGTGTTGCAGAATCAAACGGACAATATCATTACGTTGATTTTAGCTTCCAGGATAATTGGTTAACTGGATCAGGACATGTTACAGGCTCAACAACAGCAACAGGTATTGCTGATGCAAGTTTAATTCCCTACATTGACAGCACATTGACGTTCCCAGACGGCCATAGTAAAATTGTTGGATGGGCACTAGACGGCTATCCAATCTATGGACCATATGGATACGGAACTGCAATGAGTTCTGGTTCTATCGTTAGAAGAATGACCAACGGATACTCTATCAATGGTTCTAGAACAACTAATGGTACAACTCCACCAGTTAACGGAACATATCCGTTAGGCATGTTTGTTGAAGATTATTCTTACGTAGGTGGACAAGATTTAGATAGTAAAAATGGTCGTTACTGCGTTACTCCGGATTATCCAAACGGTACTTACGCTTATTTTACAGCAGTTGGTCCAACACTAACTCCAGCATATCCCTATGTCGTTGGAAATACATTTTACGGTGATGCTACCACAGTAAACAACGGCGGCGGTATTGCAATTAGTCCGCTGTTAGGCAGCTCATTAGGTCTAGAAACTGATCAAAGCAAGTGGACTACTGTGCATAGCGGTTTAGAAAATCGAGGAGTATGGAATAACTACACTAGATATAAACTTAACGATATTGTTAGATACGGTCCGGATTTATATATCTGCACAACATATCATACATCTACTAATGTTATAGATACAGGATCATTTACAATATATGTTCCGGGTATGGAATATGCAAATACTTGGTCTATTTCAACGTCATATGCTCTAGGAGATGTAGTAATATATGGCGGATATCAATATGTCAGCAAGTCAACAAACAACGTAGGACAAACACCGTCAACTAGTTCAGCTTCGTGGGATTTATTACAAACAAATTATAATATTCGTGGAGACTGGAGTATAAGCACATCATACTTAGTCGGTGATACAGTAAGAAGAAGCGGTTACTTATATGTTTGTATCCAAGATAATATTGGACAGGAAACTACAACAACCGCATATTGGACACTAGTCGTGCCGAGCATGCAATGGAAGGGACCGTGGGTTACTGGCACTACTTACTTGCCGGGCGATGTTGCAACATTTTATACAACAGCATATAGCTGTCTAATAAAACACGCTGCCGGTTCTACAACCATTCCGTACTTAGATCCAACAGCATCACTACTATCTATAACATCTGTAAGCGGAACTGGATCAGCAGTTACATTTAGTTTTACACCACAGACGCTTACTCCGTTTCCTGTAGGCACATCGATCACTATTGCTAGCTCAAACCCTAGCTCATACAATGGAACATATGAAGTAATAACCGCATCAGTATCGCAAGTGACAGTTGCTAGCACCAATGTTGACGCATATGTAGGCAGTGCTACAATCCGTACATCGAACCACTGGACAAAGTACTCTCAAGGAGACAATTGGTTAACCTTACAGAATGCCGGCGATCTACAAGTTTATAACAACGGTGCAAATACACCTCTTGCAATTGGTGCTAACGGAACAACTTTAAAAGTTGATAGATCAACATCATTACCAGCAGTGTATTGGGGTAATTTTGGTGCGATTCCTAGTGTGTATTATGTAAGTACTAACGGAACTGATGCTCCAGGATACGGACTAACACTAAACGCACCATACGCTACAGTTAGATATGCATGTGCCAATGTAACTGGACCCGCATCGATCTTTATTAAAACAGGTCTTTACAGCGAACAATTGCCGATCTCAATCCCAGCAGGAGTTGCACTAGTCGGTGATGAGCTTCGCGGTACTACTATTCAACCGTACGCAACTATTAATCAAACTGCAACTGCAAGTTATAAAACAGTAACTGGATCAATTACAAATGTTGTAACTCCAAATCAAATTTATATAAGCACTAGCGGATCAGTAGCAGATTTAGCAGTTGGTGCGCAAATTGTAATAACTGGCGGAGCACTAGTTACCAGTAATTTACCTGCAGGAACATATTACATTACTGCTATTAGTACGATTGCAGGAAATTATATAACAGTTAGTGCAACCGCCGCCGGCGCCACGATAACAAATTTAATAACTAATGCTACTCCTACCGGCATGTCATTCTCAGCTGGTAACAACTCGATCGCAGTGACAACAACTGCTAACATGAGAAATGGCACTCCTGTTAGATTTACTAGCGCAAGTATTGTAGTAGCAACATTGAGCACATCAGCAACTAGCGGTGTTGTAACAATATCAAGTAATGCAGGAATACAACCTGGTCAATCAATTGTATTTTTTGGAACAGCAATTGGTAATTTAGTTGCAGGAACAACATATTATGTACGCGAAGTACTTTCTGGAATTACAATAACACTGTCAACAACCTCAGATATTCTTAATGTTATGACACAAGTTGATGCAATAGGAGCAATGACAGCCAATATTGGAAATTTTGCAGGATTGTATTCTGATAGATTATATTATGTAATCGGCAGCACCTTAACGCCAACACAATTTAGTGTGTCAGCAACACTAGGCAGCATTACTCCAGTAACTTTAACAAATACTACACTACAATCACAGGCAGTATATGGCGGAGATGTACTAAGTGATATGTTCTATGTTCGTAATGCTTGCGGCATTAGAAACATGACTTTGAGAGGATTGAACGGAGCATTAACACAACAGAATCTTTATGGGACACGTCGTCCATTAGCTGGAGCATATGTGAGTCTTGATCCAGGCACCGGCACATCAGATTCAACTGTACAAATTTCTTCTAAGTCTCCTTACATACAAAACGTAACAACATTTGGTTTTGGATGTACCGGACTAAAGATTGATGGAACATTACATGGCGCCGGCAATAGATCTATTGTTGCAAATGACTTTACACAAGTTCTAAGTGACGGCATCGGTGTATGGTGTACAGGGTCTGGATCACTAACTGAATTAGTTTCAGTGTTTACATATTACGGACATTGTGGTTACTTGGCAGAAAATGGCGGACGAATCCGTGCTACTAACGGAAACACATCTTACGGTAGTTATGGATGTGTTGCTGAAGGATTTGATCCTACAGAAACTGCATTAACTGCAACAATTAATAACAGAAATCAAGGAGCACAAGTGGCTTCAGTGTTTATCGGTGAAGCCACTAATAAAATTCTTGCTCTTGAATATTCTAATGCAGGACAAGCATATACTTCTGCATCATATACATTTAATGGTGCTGGACAATATGCAGTAGCAGTTGCAGACGAGTATAGAGATGGCGGCGTATATGAAGTTAGGATTTTAGGTACTGATTTTGGCGCTGGCGGTGCTGGATATACTAGCGTGAGCAATAATGCACAAAGCGGTGATAAAACTTCAATTACAATAGCAGCCAGCGATATTAATACGTTATCAGTTTACGGCGGGATGAGATTACTGATTACTTCAGGAACAGGTGTAGGACAATACGGCTATGTAGTTACTTACGATAGCGGTGCTACAAAAATAATAGCAGTAGCAAAAGAATCATTCGGTCCCGTTGTTGCAACAACGGTTACAAGAACACCTGCAACAACAACTGGAAGTTATATATTTGACAATACTCTAGTAGTAGGCACACTAGCATCTGGAACATTGTCAGTGGGACAAATTATTAGCGGAAGTAATGTGATTGCTGGCACTTACATTACTGCAAATCTAGGCGGTGCCGGCAGCTCATCAACCTGGACAGTTAGCAATAGCCATACACCTGTTAATACAACTGTAGTTGTAAGCGGGGGTACTGTGGTTAATATTGCAGGTACAATTAGTGGTACAACACTAAATGTAACTGCTAACAATGGTACACTGTTAGCTAATATGGTATTGGTAGGCGGAACAGTAACGGCTGGAACTTATATTGTTTCTAACTTAACCGGAACAGCAACAAGTGCAAGCAGTTCATGGACAGTGAGTACTAGCCAAACAGCTACCGGTATTACAACAGCAAACGAAAAATCAGTTGTCCTCCAAGATACTACTGGAGTTGCTGCCGGCCAGCTGATAACTGGTTCAGGAATTACCGGCGGAACAACTGTAAGTGCTGTTAATCTTATTACAAAAACAGTTACGTTGACTAGCGTCTTTACACAAACTGCTACAGGAATTTATAGTTTTTATGCCGCTCCTACTGCTATCAATGCCGCATTGAATTCTATAACAACAAATTTACAAACAAGTATCTATATTGATCAACCAATTCAGTTTATTCCTATAGAACAGACCACTACAACAGTATCGACATCACATAGCACAGCCAATCTGTCAGCATCATCTATTGACGGCACTGGAATATTAACTGTCGGTACAGTTTCAGGAACTATCGAAGTTGGCATGTGTCTAACTGGTGGTAGCATAGTTAACGGCACTACTTTTATTACATCAAATATTTCTGGAGCAGGCGCCGGTAGCCAATGGCAAACTAGTACAACCACTGTGCAAGCTAGTGCAACTATCACAGCAACAAAAGACATTATCAATCTTCAATCAACTGCAAGCATGTGGGTAGGCCAGCAAATTGTATTTTCAGGCAGTATAATCTACGGTGGATTGTCAGGAAATCAGACTTACTATATTACAAACATTTTAGGAAATGGTGTTACCGTCAGTCTAGCGGCCCAGGGCGCTAATCAGACAGTGGTATCGGTATTGTCAGCTGTAATGACTGCAAAAACTACTGGAATATATGGAGGCTTATCAACAGGCACTACGTATTATGTAATGCCAGCTAATTTAACTTCAACATCATTTACTGTCACTGCAACACTCGGAGGAACGGTTCCTGTAACATTAACTGCATATAGCGGAACAGGTACTATGAAAATTATAGAGATGGGATGGAATAACATTGTTTCTGGAACACCTGCAGCCGCAGCCTTAGATTCAACTACTGTTTACAGCATTGAATCAAGAGTGCAGTTTACAACGCCAACTACTAGTTCTACTTCAAGCGGAATTGTAGCACCAAGCGGATCGTGGATTGGATCAGCATTTGGTGCTGGCACTTATGTTGCTGTTGATAGCGGAGCATCTGGTGGAATATATAGAAGTGCTACTGGAAACAGCTGGAATGCTTCTTCAGGATTTCCTGCAATAGCATACTCTGATGTTACATACGGTGCATTAGGATTTTTAGCAGTATCAAGTGCAAGTTATACTGCCGCGGTTAGTACTGACGGTGTCTCGTGGTCATCAACATCGATGGTAAACACTGCTACTTCTTGGACAGGTTGTACATACGGCAATAGTACATATTTTGCAGTAGCAAGCAATACAAGCATTGCTACAAAATCTACTGATCTCGGTACTTGGCCTCAATTAACATTACCTGCAGTTGCTAACTGGACTGATATTTCATATGGAAATTCTGGATATCAAGCAATAACAGCAAATGGTATACTGGTAGCAATTTCAAGCGGTGCAACATATGCCTCAGTATCACCATCAAATGTTACTACAACTGGTTCAATAGCCAGCACTACTGGTACTATCGGTACTGTCACTGGAGCAGGAACTAGTATTAGCCCGTGGGTCGCAACTATCACAGGTGTAAGTTCTACCGGCGGCATAGTCAACGGTAGTCCAATTACTGCAACTAACGGATCAGGAAACTTATTTGGCGGAACACCAACTAGCTGTACTGTACAGAGTTTTGTCGCAGGCACTAGTATTACATTTGCAGTAGTTGGCGGCTCAACTCCTATTGCTGGTACTATAACAAATATTGTTGTATCCGGTTCAGGCGCAGTGTATACTGTAACTAGAGCAGGAACAACTTATAGCTTGACAAGCACAGCTTCCGGAGTCAACTATACAGTCGGGGATAAGCTCACTATCATAGGAACAAGTCTAGGCGGAACAACACCTGCGAACGACATATCAATTCGAGTACTAACAGTATCTGCCGGTGCAATTTCTACAATTAGCTTTACTGGAACTGGAACTGCTCCAATATGTGCATCAAGTATAGATATGGGAGCTTCGTGGACTGCTTCAACTCTTCCAGCGCACTCAGCTGCCTGGGGCAAGATAGTATACGGCAATGGTAAATTTGTAGTGGTAGGAAAAAATACAAACAAATCAGCGTATTCATTCGACGGCGTTACTTGGTATACTGGTAATTTACCACTGTCAGGAAACTGGAATTCAGTCGCATACGGCGCAGGACAGTTCGTTGCTGTTTGTGGAACCGGAACACTAGTTGCTTCGAGTCCAAACGGATTAGATTGGAAAGCAGTATCAGTAGCAGGCAGTGCAAATAGAACAACAGTATCCTGGGGTAATTTATCAAATGTTGCTGGATGGGTAATTGCAAGCGACAGTAATATTTCTAACTACGTGATTACTGGAACCCAAGCAGTCGGTCGAGTAGCTATAGCATCAGGTAAAATAGGCACAGTTAAAATATGGGAGCCTGGCTCAAATTATCAAACTAACAACTATGTTGCATCGTTTGCCGGGCAGATCACAAACACTACACTGTCAGTAACTGGAGTAAATGAAGGTTCTACGCTTCCTCTACCATTGCAAGTTGGCCAAGTAATATACGGAAGCACCGGATTGATTTCACCAACGATCACGCAGGCAAATACAGTGTCATTTACTGGCAGCATATCTAATTATACATTATATGTGTTATCAGTACCAGTAACCCCACTAACTGTCGGCCTTGTGCTGACTGGCACCAACATATCATCTGGGACTATACTAACTTCGATATCTTCAGTATCATTTACTGGAACTGTTAGTGGCGTCGGACTTACAACACTAACATATAATAGTGGTACGATTCCTACAGTAGGAATGATGGTATCAGGAACTGGTATAGCAACTGGCACATATATAGCAAGCGGAACAAGCCCAACATTCACATTGAGTCAGGCAGCTACTAGCGGAAGCAAGAGTATCACTGGTGCATTATATACTGTAAATCAATTCCAGACAGTATCTAGTACAACGATCCTAGGAACTAGTTATACTATAAATACACCTCTAACAGTTAGTCAGACTAATATGCAAGCAGTTAGTCCAGGATCAGTAGCAGTTAATATAATAGATCCAAATATTACTACACCAATGTATTCTACTGCTCGAGTAGGCCTGGGAGTATTGGGACAGCCTTCATTTGCCAATCGAGGTTCAGGATATCGAACATCAACAACCACAGTAACAGTCGGTGGCAATGGGTACGCAGACATATTCCAATCATCAAAATATCTATCAGTAACAGGGCTAGCATCAACACCAACTCCGGGCGCCGCATTAAATATTTCAGGTGATCCTGTACAGTATCGAGTAGTTGTTATTACCAATCTTGGAAATACTAAGTATTATTTCCAAATATCACCTGCACTGACAATATTAAAAGCTCCAGCAAACGGTATTGGAGTTACAGTTAGACAAAAATATAGCCAGTGTCGTATTACAGGACATGATTTCTTGCTAATTGGAACTGGCAACGCTACAACAACTAATTACCCTTACACTGATGTATCAACTGCACTAAATTATCGACAGATTACTGAAAGTGCAGGCGGCCGAGTATTCCAAACGTCTACTGACCAAGACGGTAATTTCTTAGTTGGTAATTTATTTGGGGTTCAGCAGGCATCTGGTATTGTTACAATTAGTGCAGATCAATTTAGTTTACAAGGATTGCAAAGTTTAACAATTGGCGGATTAAGCGTTGGACCTAATGCAATTGTTATCGAGCAATTTAGTACAGATAGTTACTTTACTGCAAATAGTGATAAAATCATACCGACACAGCGAGCAATTAAAACGTATTTGGCTAGAAACGTTGCTGGTGGTGGTGCTGCCGCAACAGCAGGTCAGGTAACTGCTGGTGTTGTAGGCGTAGGTGGACCAAACAGAATTTTCTCCCCAACTTTAAGTACAATTAACGTTCCGAGAACAGTTAATTTTACTCAAGGTAAGGCCGGAGGAGTCGGGGCAGCTGGTAGCACTGGTGGTATAAATGGAACAATGTTAGCCGCAACATTCTTTAATAGTTCGTTTAGCGGCGGTGCTAACAGCGATAATTAAGTTTGAAACACGATTGCAGTAAAAGCATAAATATAAAATATTAAGAAACTTGGAGTTTTGAATGGCTGAATTTAAACTAGGTAGAATACGCTTTATTTGGAAGGGTACTTGGGCCGGATCTACAACCTTTACGAAAGACGATATTGTTCGTGTAGGCGGTAGAACATACTTGTGCGTTGTAGGGCATACTAGCTCTTCAAGTTTTAGTACAGACGTAACTAACAATCCTACATATTGGAGTCAAGTTAGTGATGGTAGTTCATGGAAAAGTTCATGGGCTACAACTACACTATATTCAATAAATGACCTAGTAATTTATGGCGGTCGTTTATACATTTGTAATACATCACATACTTCTGCCGCATCATCTAGCTTGGGTCTTGAAAACGATCAAGCAAAATGGGATGTCTATGCAACTAGTTTTAGTTTCCAGGGTGACTGGGCAATCAGCACGCGATACAAGGCTAATGATCTTGTAAGATATGGTGGAAATACATATGTGGCCAACACCGGTCATACTTCAGCAGCCACAGCAGCCAACGGTTTAGAATTAAATTCTGGATACTGGGATGTTTATGCCAAGGGTTTTAATTGGCTTGGCGCATGGGCAAATGCTACTCGATACAAAATTAACGATGTTGTCCTTTACGGCGGTGTTTCATATATTTGTAATACTGGACACACTTCACAACCTACTAATGCAGTACTAGTAACAACAGCCGCATCAGCAACTGGTGGTACTGCAACGCTAACATATGCTTCTCAAGTAGTTCCTCCATATGCAGTAGGCGCCTCAATTACTGTTGCCGGAGTTACACCGTCAGCATTTAACGTAACAGCTACAGTTGTAAGCTGTTCAGTAACACAGGTAACATATGCGTTGTCTGGAACATACGGTCCTCAAACTGTTGCCGGCACAATTACAGGTGTTGGCCAATTAGCTCTTGAAGCTGATTTAGCTAAATGGGACATATTCCACAAAGGTATTATTTACTTAGGTACATGGAGTGCAAGTGCAGTACGTTATAAATTAAACGATGTTGTAAAATACGGTGCAGATCTTTGGATTTGTACAACCGCACATACTTCAACCGTAGCGTTTGCCACAGGCAACTGGTCTATTTGGGTAGCTGGATTACAATTTTATAACAGCTGGAATAGCTCAACAACATATCAACCAGGCGATTTGGTAACTTACGGTGGTTATGCATATGTTGGACTAACTGTTAATACTAACTCAGTTCCTACAAGCAATCCATCAGACTGGACTGTGTTTACCACAGGATTTAGTTTCCAAGGCGACTGGTCAGTGTCGTCAGTTGCATATAAAGTTGGACATGTTGTAAGAGTTAATGGTTATACATATGTTTGTATCCTTGACAATACTTCAAGCGGTTCAAATGTGCCACCAAATGTCACTTACTGGTCTAGACTAAACAGTGGTGTTAAATGGGCTGACACTGCTAAAACATATACAGCACTAGTTGGAACTAATGTAATCGGTTCAGGTTCAAGTGCAACATTTAACGTTACTACTAGCGGAACAACTTATGCAGTAACAAGAAATGCCAACGGCAGCGGATATGCTGCCAGTGATACTGTTAAGATTTTAGGTACGCAAGTTGGCGGTATCAGTCCAGCAAATGATATTTTAATAACAGTTGCTTCTGTATCGACTGGTGCTATCGCAACTATTTCATCTACAGGATTTGCCGCAACCTGGGCTACCACTACAGCATATTATCCAGGAGATACTGTTACAGTTGGTGTTAATTCTTATATTTGTATTTTAAGTCATACTTCTGGAACAGGTAATAGACCAGATAACGATACCACAGGTACATATTGGAATTTGATGGCATCAGGATCTATCAGTAACCTATTAACCACACAAGGCGATATGGCTTATATGGGCGGCGCTGGCCCAACAAGATTGCCAATCGGAACTGACGGCCAAATTTTACGTGCAACTGGTACTACTCCAACTTGGGCATACTACGGACAAATTAATAACGTAGTATACGTAGGTTCAACAGGAACTGACACACTTCTAGCAGGCTCAGGAACTACACTAGACAAGCCTTGGAAGACAGTTCGATACGCCGCAAGAGCGATCGAAGATGGGTATCTAAATTTTAATGCTAGAGATCTAATTGCTAAAAACAAACAATTTATTATCAAAGAAATCAGCAACTATGTAACATACACATACAAGGTAACTGTAACTAACGCTAGCGCCACAACATTTACCACAGCATCAACAGCTGGGATCTATATCGGCATGCCAATCACGTTTACTGGCACAGCCGGTGGTGTAACGGTCGGACAAACATATTATGTAATTTCTACAAACTTTACTAGTACGACATTTAGTATTGGCACAACAGCATTGGCCGGTAGTATTGTTTCATTGAGCAATGCTGGAGCAATATCTAATACTGGTAACTATTCATTTAGTGTTAGTAAAACAGAAAGAGATGCTGGACTAGTTGTTGACGGGCTTGTCTCTGATGTGAGTCGTGGAGGTACAAGTTTTACTGTTACTAATTTATTAGCCTACTACAATACCGCAGGCAATGCATACATCAGCGGCGTCATTGCTGGCGACATCACAGCATTTGTATCTGCACTAACATACATGTCAACACTTATTAGTAATGTGTTGGCACAATCGACCCCGTCAAGCAATTATCAAACTTTAAATAGTGTTGCTGGCGGAAGTCAAGCATTACAAATCAAAGATGGATCATTATCTGCAGAAAACGGAACAGCATCAACTGTTTCAAACCTGATAACTATTATCACAGCAGGATTAACAGCAGGTAATACAACATCAGTAGCCGCACCAATTTATCCTAATACTACCATTAGTGTTAAGACAGGTACATTTAGTGAAATTTTACCAATTACAATTCCAACATATACTGCAATTGTAGGTGATGAGCTTCGTGGAACAGTAGTCCAACCAGCAACTGCTAATACTGATTTATCTAATGATAAAGCGAGATCTATCCAAGGTCTAACAAGAATTAAGAGTCAGTTGTCTAACCTAATGGCTAACACTGCTGTTACCCCAACTAGCGGTAACTTACAAAACTTAGCAACAACAGGTGCAAGCAATATATCAGGAACAGCTACTTTAACATTTGCAACACAAACATTAGCACCGTTCGCAGTCGGATCAACTATTCTTGTTGCAGGAGTTACACCATCTGGATTTAATGGTAGCTATACCGTTACCGCCTGCACTACAACAAGTGTAAGTTATACCAATGCTACCGCAGGCCCACAAACAGTTGCTGGTACAGTTAACAGCAACGTTGTTAACTTAGGATTTACTGGTGATACAGGTAGCCAAGCCGCAGTTAACAGTGTAGCGACCAATGCTCAAGTAATTAACCAGTTTATTAAGAACGGTATCTCAGCATCCATTACAGTAACCGCAATTGCCTCAGGAACTAGTGTGACAGTTAGTAGCACAGCACTAATTACAGCCGGTGATACGCTAATATTATCTGGAACAGCATTTGGAACATTAGTTGCTAATAAAATGTATTGGGTAGTTTCAGTTGTTGATGCTACTAACATTACTATTAGTGCATCACAAGGCGGAAGCGCAATTACATTTACATCTGCCAGTGGTACAATGACCGGTGTTACTAACGGCGGTTCAGCATTTACATTTACCAATCCAACGGGATATAATTCAAGTTACCTAGTAGGATATGGTGACGGCAAAGCACAGATTGTACAAAACTATCAATTCATTCGTGAAGAGATTCAAGCATACTTAAACGGTTATACGACTGGCGGGTTTAGCTGGAGCACGATTGGCGCAACTAATCAACAATCTACACTCCGCGATATATATTATCTACTAGATAGCCTTCAATACGACATGACCTACGGCGGCAATCAAGCCAGCTTGGTCAACGGTAGCGCATATTGGTCGTTAGGTACTAATCAAATTATTACCGGCTATGTTGGTGCAACAGCCGCAGCCTTGGCAAGATTAAAAGTTGTTGTTGGACAGATTGTTCTAAAAACAGCAGTTAGTGTATCAGCTGGTAACTCAGCAACCCAGGTAACTACTGGAACAGCAGGGTCAGCAGGATCAGCAACATTTGCACAGGCTCGTGTACAGGACGTTATCGACTGGTCTACAAACGGTACAGCACCTACAACAGTTTCGCAGGCAGCTTCAATTGCACTAGCAACATCTGCACTACAAACTGCTTATAATTCACTACAAGCCGCAAGAACAGAAATTGCAACAGATGCGTTTGGCTGGGTTAGAAAGTACTACCAAGCATATAATATTGATGCAACACTAACCGTACGTGACGCAGGCTTAGTAGTTGATGCATTGAGTTATGATGCGGTATTAGGTACTAACTTTAATAGTTTACAAGCCGCTCGTCGTTATAATTCTGTAAACACATCGGCACAGGCAATTATTAATAATGTTAACTCTGAAAATACAGCAACTATCTCAGCAATTACATTAATTGGCGCTAAATCATCAACATATGTTGCAACAGGATTTACTGTAGCCGCTGGTGAAATGATTAACGATGCAACAACATCAATTATTGGTTCAATCACTACAACTACAACTGCTACTACTGTTACTACAAATTATGTAACAATATCAAGTACAACCGGCATGGCAGCTGGCATGACCATCGTGTTTGCAACAGCAGCCGGCGGCCTAAAAGCTAATAAAACTTACTGGATTGTATCAGTTGTAAATGCAACACAAGTAACGGTTACTGCTAGTTATAATGGTAGTGCTGTTACGCTATGGACCACAAGTGGCCTAACTATTGCAACCACTGTAAACGGATTGACTGTAACTCACGGTACAGTAACATATAACAATACTTTATCTACTATTAAAGGTGCAGAAATTTTACGTGCTAATAAGATATTCTTAGCATATGAAGCTGATGCTTATATCAAATCGCTAAACGGCGGAACATGTCAAAGTATCGCAAGTAGTGTTATCACCACAAGTTCAGCACATAATTTGCTAGCCGGCGATCCTATAGTATTTTCCGGAACAATCATCGGTGGCGCAAATATTGTTGCAGGTACAAAATACTATGTAACGTCTACTAGTTTAGCCAGCACAACATTTACTATTTCACAGCAGTTCAACGGTACTGTTTTAACATTAAACAACGTTGCATCAGGTGGAACTATGGCTGTAAAATACACAGGCAACACTAGTATTATTACTGACATGCTGACATATATCGATGCACTAGTTTATGATACAAATTTCCCAGGAAATTATAAAACTCGTCGAGCGGTAACCTTGTATAATAACGCAGTTGGCGGTTCAATAACTTCAGATATGTATTATGTTCGAAATGCTACTGGTCTACGTAACATGACTGTTAGCGGCTTGACAGGCACACTGAGCGCAGTTAATGCCTATGGAACAAAACGTCCGACAGCAGGTGCGTATGTAAGTTTAGATCCAGGTTTTGGCCCATATGATAGTAATGCTTGGATTAGACAACGATCACCGTATGTACAGAACGTGACAACTTTTGGTACTGCCTGTGTTGGTTGCAAAATTGACGGCGCATTACATCAAGGTGGCAATCGTTCGATCGTTGCAAATGATTTTACACAAGTATTAAGTGACGGTATTGGTATCTGGACAACAGGTTCAAATGCACTAACAGAGCAAGTATCAACATTCTCCTACTACGGTTATGCAGGATATCTAGCAGAACTAGGCGGCAAAATCCGTGCTACTAACGGCAACTCATCGTACGGTACATATGGAGTACTTGCTGAAGGTGTTGATAGTTTTGAAACACCAATTACTGCCACAGTAGATAATAGATATTATCCAGCTACTGTTCAAAACGTGGTTACAGACGGTATCAACCAAATTTTACGTTTTGAATATTTAAATGCAGGTTCTAATTATAACACAGCCAGCTATTCTGTAAGCGGTACAGGTTATAACGTAGTAACGGTCGCAGACGAATTTAGAGACGGTGCAGTATTTCAAACTAGAAATGTAGTAAGTTATGGTTCAAACTTTGTAACCCAAACAAACGTATGTCAAGGCGGCACTACTCAGTTGGTAACTATTTCTGCGACTGACCTAGGAGCAGCCAATGCATATGTTGGTATGCGAATTCAAATTACAAGCGGATCTGGAGCAGGCCAATCTGCATACTTTGCCACATTCTCTGGAGCAAAAATAGGTTATGTTTGTAAAGAATCATTCTCCGCGCTTGCTGTAACAGCGGCCAGTTCAGGATTGTTAACAGTTGCTGATACATCAGCTTTATATGCTAATATGCCAGTTATATTAACTGGCGCATTGTTAACAGGTATGACTACCATACAAACTGGTACAGTTTATTATGTAATTGGCTCGACTATAACTTCGACACAATTTAGTGTAGCATCAGGTTCTGGTGGCTCTACACCAGTAGCTGTAGGAACATCATCTAGCAGTAGTGGCTTAGTCTTAAATGCTATTGGTTGGGATCACGCTGTTCCGGGAACAACTATTGCAACCTCACTTGATTTGACCAGTGCATATATTATTGAACCTCGATTAACATTTACTGCTCCTGGATTTGCAGCCACTGCTAGAACGCAAACAAGCGCGGCATGGGTTGATGTACAATATGGTGCAACAACTGGAACCTATTCAAGTGTTTCAGCAACTGGCGGATCAGGAATTAATGCGGCATTTACTGTAACACGCACTGGTCTAGCATATTCAATTGTACTAGCAGTTGGCGGATCAGGTTATAAGGTAGGAGATGTATTAACTATCGCTGGCACAAGTTTAGGCGGTACAAGTACAGCAAATGATATTACAATCACAGTTAATAATGTTACGTCAGGTGCTGTTGTTAACTGGACTTGGACTGGTACCGGTATTGGCGGATTATACCTAGCAATTCCATCAAGCGGCACAACAACTATGTATAGTACTAATGGCACGTCATGGGCGGCTGCGGGCGGAACTGTAGCATTAGCAAGTGCATCGTGGACCAGTTTAACATATGGCGCTGGTCGTTGGGTCGCTGTAGCAAACGGAACAGCAACATCAACAACTACTGATGCATTAACATGGACACCTGGTACTATTACCAGCAGTAATTGGACATCGGTATGCTATGGTAACAGCACATTTGTGGCAGTAGCATCGGGCACAGCATCATCAGCATCTAGCGCAAGCGGTACAGCATGGACATATTCAACACTACCACAAAATACCACGTGGACTGGAGTTGCATACGGTGCATGGGGCGGATCCACAAACCCGGCAGTATCTCCAACATATGGAATATTTGTTGCAATCGCTTCCGGCGGAACAGTGGCTGCTTCATCAATTGACGGTGGGTCAACTTGGGTTGCTAGAACATTGCCGACAACAGCAAACTGGTCAGGCGTAACGTTTGGTAATGGAAGATTTGTTGCTATAGCATCTGGTAGTAAAATTACAGCATACTCAAAAGATGGTATTACATGGGTACAAAGCCCGACAGGTATGCCAGCTAGCCAAACATGGGCTCACGTTGAATACGGTCAAGGTTTGTTCTTTGCTACTGCAACCGGCTCAACAGCCGTTGCCGCAACAAGTGAAGATGGTATTACTTGGACATCACGTACACTTACTGCAACAGCAAGCTGGCCTTCAGTAGCATTTGGTAATAATAATGCATCACCGACCTGGGTAGCATTAACAGCATCTTCTACAGTGGCAAATAGTATTGTTACTGGGGTTACTGCAAAAGCTCGTGTTAAAGTATCAGCCGGTGTAATTAGTGAAATTAGAATGATTGAACCAGGCAGCGGATATATATCTGCTCCTACAATGACACTAACTGATCCTAATCAAAATGCAACGCCATACACTTCAGTACTTTCAGGAGTATCGTTTGGTCCTGGAACAACTGGCCAACTAACAGTACCTAGCGGTACATACACTGTGGGTACTGCAATTATCATAACAGGTACAAATAGTGGTACTGGTAGCATCACTGGGTATACTTCAGGTAAGATATATTATGTAGTTACAGGCGGTACAGGTGTTACAACAATCACTATTACAGATTCATATACAAATGCAATAGCAAGTACTAGTGCGCTGACAACTGTTGCAGGTTCATCTACTGGATTAACATTCTCAGTGAACTTACAAGCACGTATTGGTAACGGTGCGCTAGGTAATCCAACATTTATCTGTAGAGGATTACAATTTACAACATCAACAGCATCAGTAACTGGTAACGGCTACGGTGATGATTATCAAACTGGATATTACTTTAATATCAAGGGACTACCAAGCAACCCACTTTCAGGATCAAACGTTGTACTTGCAAACGATCCTACTTATTATAGACTGGTACAAGTTACTAACTTCTTAGGTACGCTTGGAAATGCACTTGGCGCAAATAGTCCATACACAGGTAGAATGCAAATTAGTCCTGTGCTAACAGCAACATCTGCACCTGAACATGGATCAGTAGTAACCACAAGAATTAAATACAGCCAGGTTCGATTAACAGGTCACGATTTCTTGAGCATTGGTACGGGAAATGTAACTAATACCAACTACCCAGGAACTCCATTACTGCCAGTTGATGCAGCCAAACAGACAGTTGGACTAGGCGGTGGACGCACATTCTATACCAGTACTGACCAGGACGGTAACTTTAACGTCGGCACATTGTTTAGCGTACAACAAGCAACTGGCGTAGCAAGTATTAATGCAGATGCGTTTAACCTAGCTGGTTTGAATGCGCTAACATTGGGATCAGTATCTTTGGGCAGTACTAGTGCAACAATTACTAGTTTTTCAACAGATCAGTACTTTACTGCCAATAGCGATAATGTTGTACCGACACAAAAAGCGATTAAAGCGTATGTTGCTAGCCAAATAGGTGGTGGTTCCAGCGCATTAAATGTAAATACACTCACAGCAGGAGTAATTTACATCTTTGGAAACACCATTACTACTACAACCGGGGTACAGATCGTAGTAACAACTACTATGAACTTTACCGGCGGTATTAACGGTATGCCTATAGCAATGAATATGCTACTCAACTAAAAATAACGGAGAATTTAACATGGCAACAGGAAGATTAGGGGCAATAGACGTAGCGGCAACAACGCAATCGCAATTATACGTTTGTCCACCAAATTACTTTACAGTAGCAACAGTGTCTATTTGCAATAGAAGCAATCAGGCAATTACTGTAAGATTAGCAGTATCAGCAACAACGACCCCGACAGCAGGTGAATATATCGAATACGATACAGAAATCTTGCCTAAAGGGGTGTTAGAGCGTACAGGTCTAGTGCTAAATGCAGGATTATATCTTATGGTATACTCGAGCACAGCCAATGTCAGCGCAGTCGCGTATGGCATAGAAACGTCTACGACATAAATACTAAGTTAAGGGAATAATAACATGGGACGATATATCACAGCAACTGGCACAGCAGGAAGTGTACTTAGAAATATTAATTCTAGTTCAATTACTACATATACTGCCGTAGTCAATGACCGTATTTTAGTCAATACAACAACAGCGGGTGTAACTGTTACATTGCCAAGTGTGGCGATGGACGGCGACACTATCCAAATTATCGATGTAGGCGGCACTGCTGGTACTAATAATATTACCGTACTTAGAAACGGTTTGTTAATTAATGGTCTTACAAACGATTTGCTCATCGACTTGAGCGGATCAATTTCAACATTAATTTACTGCGGATCCGCTTACGGTTGGGTACCAGCTTCAGTCTAATGACTACAATAGGTTAAACAAATGGCAACTACGAAACTTTCAAGCATCATAAAATCAAAATCCGGCGGGTTGGGTGCGGGCAGTGGAGAAGCCACTGAACAAAACATCGAGCGCGGAAAAATATGGACTTACAACACAGGTGTCCATCAGCCAAACATCTATCAAGGTTTTTGCTGGCAAGCTCCAGGTTTCGGAACAGCAGTTATTGAGCTATGGGGAGCCAGTGGCGGCTCGGGTTGTATGTGTTGTTGCGGTTTTGGTATCAGTGGAAATGCCGGCGCATACTCTAAGAAGACAATTACAGTGGCACCAGGATGTTTTGTCTGCGGACAACTTGGCAAACCTTGTCAGAACAGTGGTTTTTGTTTTAGAGGTTGTTCAGATCCTTCGGGATTAGTTTGGACGGGATGTACTGGTGGAAATGGGTGCATGTGCGCCCAAGGCGGCCGCGGCGGCGTAACTATTTGTTCAACCACTCCAAGTGCTGTTTGCTGTTTTATTGCTCAAGGCGGTCACTGCACTACACTAGTGCCAGACAACTGCGGAATAGTCTGTAATTGGTCGCAGGGTTGGTGGATGGCCTGTGCATTTGGCGGCGACGTAAACTGCTGTGGCGGTATTAGTTGCGCTCAATTTGCGGGATGTTTGCCACATTGCATTTGCCAAGAAACACACTATGTTAAATTATCTCCTGGAATATTTTCAACAGAAGGTGCTATGATTATACACAGTGTAGAAAACACCAACGGATTTGCTAACTGGTCTGGACAGGGCATAGGCCAATTAACACACGGATTAAATGCCGCTTCAAGAACCCCTGCTATGGGTGTTCCATTCTCAGCATGCTGGCAAGGTGTAACAAGTTGCGGTTGTTACATTCAATGTACCAACAGATTACCAGCCGGCGTGCCGGGAACAGCAAGCCACCCATGCGATCAAGTACGCGATGACGGCAGCCTCGGTGGTGTAGGCCAAGTTAGAATTAGATTTTATTAATATAGGGTAGACCATGGCAACAACATCGTTAAGTTCAATACTGAGAACCAAATATACTAGATCAGATGCTAGTAGTAATCAAGTTATTCCAGTTGAAGAAAATTTAGAAAAGGGTCGTCTTTGGGTATTCTCTGAAGGTAATATGATGGGCGGCAAATTCACACCATGTATCTGCTGGGTGGCACCTGGTACAGGAACTGCGGTTATTGAAATATGGGGTCCAGGCGGATCAAGTGCTCTTGCATGTTGCTGTGGTTGGGGACTACCAGGCAATGCTGGAGCGTACTCAAAGAAAACCGTGGCAGTTACATCTGCTACTGCTGTTAGAGCATGTATAGGTTTGAGTTGTGGTAATGCTAACACAGTATGTTATAGAGGTAGAAGTGAACCAACCATGGTTTGTATCTGCTGTGTAGGCGGAGCTGCCACACATCAATGTATGTGTGCCGAAGGCGGATTTGGCGGCTTAAGCCGATGTGCGACATCTGGTGCCAGCTCGTATTGCTGTGCAGTTGCAGAAGGTTACTGCACTACCAATATTGGTAGTGCTGGTTGCGGAATAGTTTGTAACTTGTCAACCGCTAGTATTGGTGCGATCGGTAGTGCAGTAAGTAGAGCGCAGGCATACGGCGGTGACACCAATTGCCAAGGAATGTTTAGTTGTGTGCTGTATGCTCAGTGTGCGCACTATATGAGTTGCCAAGCTATTGTAACTATCGCAGTACCGGCCGGATATATCACTGAAAACGGTGCCAATATCGCATACGGCACAGAAGATGACAACGGTACATCAACACACAACGGTCAGGGCCTGGCACAATTCTTAACAGGACTAAATGCAGCCGGCAAGCAACCACATCACGGTGGATTCAAATCACACTGTATGGGCGCCGCACGTAGAGGTTGCGGCTGTCAGGAGAATAATGGTTGCGGTAACTGGCTACCAATCGGCACTGGCGGTTTAGGAGTGTTCACCTGCAATGACGTTAGAGATCATGGATCACGTGGCGGTATGGGCGCACTAAGAATAAGATTTTATAATTAACGGGTAACTAAAAAAATGCCACAACCACAAACATTATCACAACTGTTGAGAGCAAGAAACGAAAGCATTCGTCCCAATCTTCAAGAAACTAATCTTGAAACTGGTACGATTTTCATGTACACAGAAGGTACAACATATTCTCCGTATGCCAGCAACTACGGAAGTGGATTTTGCTGGAAAGCACCGACTTACGGATGTGCAGTTATTGAGGCATGGGGCGCCGGTGGATCAGCAGGTAAAGTAGCTTGTTGCGGATATGGCCTTCCCGGCAATTCTGGTGCATACGCTAAGAAAAGTATTTGTGTATGGCCACAGGGTGGACTTACTAGTGCAACAACATTTACTTATGCAGGTACTGGCGTTAGTGCTAGCGGTACATTCAACACAGTAGCAATCAAATCTACCAGCGGAAAAGGCTCAGGCGCAGTAATTAACATTACTAAATCCACTGGTACTACTTATTCAACAACAATTACTGCTACTGTAACATTGAGAGCAGACAACGGTGCAACTGTTGGTCAAGGATATGCAGTAGGTGACACTATTGTTATTGATGGTGCAAACTTAGGTGGCGTTACATCAACCAACGATTTAACAATCACACTAGCTACATCGGTCAATGGTGGATCATTTGTTTGTGGAGTTGCTGGCCGCTCTTGCAATAATCCAAGTGCAGCCTGCTTTAGAGGTTGCTCTGACCCAACAACACTTTGCTGGTGTATAGGTGCTAGTGCAGGCGCTGGAAATATATGTGCCGAAGGTGGCAAAGGCGGCTCAAGTTTTTGCACCACAGGCGCAGGCGGATGGTGTTGCTACTACTATAACGGATACTGCGGTACTAATAGGGATTATGCTTGCATAGCATGTACTCAAATGGACAATCTAGGTCGTCCAAGTGCCCAAGTAAGAAGAGGCTGTGAAGATTGGTACTGTAACATTTATTGCCAAGGCGCACTATGTTATACCTGCTGTGTAAACGGTCAACCATCAAATTGTCCTTGTAACTATGCAGGCAGTTCAAATTGTGGAATTATATGTAATGTGTGTACAGGTTCTTGGCAAGCACGAGCATACGGTGGTGATGTCAACTGTTGCGGAATTCCGGGATGTATGAGCTTTGACAACTCTACGCCAAATTGTTTCTGTTACTACAAGTACCATGCACCGATTCCAGCAGGATTATACAGTACTGATGGAAACATTATTACTGCAAACATGACAGAAACGGACGAACAACAATCCGGAGTTTCAGGCCAAACCATGTTCTCATACTTTAGCGCAATTGGCGGACTAAGTAAGAGTCCAAGAGCAGGCGCTTCAGATAGCTACTGTTATAATAACGGTCGCGGATGCGGCTGTTATGAATATGCAGGTTGCGTACAAATGATGCCAATTGGTTCAGGAGCGCCCGCTGGAGCAGTTTGTGGTGATATGTGCGATCACGGAATGCGTGGTGGTATGGGCGCCGTTAGAATTAAGTTTTTCTAAAATAAATATATAAGTTAAAGGAAATAACAACATGAAAATTGAATTTACATTTACAATACCAGATGATCCATACACATTAACAGTCAACGAAGAAAAAACTGTCAATGCTGTTTATACAGGATCACGTTGGTTACTAGGTCGATGGGAAGAATCTACTGGAATTATGCACAATGTGATTGCAGAAGCAGACTCTGAAGACAAACTAGATACAGGTGGTCGAATTGAAGAAGACGGCCACAGATATATTGCGTTTGATGCTGTTACCTTTCCATGGGAAGCCGCGTATTTGACAAACAATTATACACACGACCCTATCGAAGATCCAGTATATGTTCACGGCCTGGCTGCTGATGGATTTGATATGGGCAGTTGGACATATCGTTATAGCGACGCCACTGTATTGAGTCAGTGCAAGGAAGGTATTGGTTTAAGATACAATCCAACAACAAAGACATTTACTCACCCACCATACAGAAGCCATATGATCAGTGAAGAGAGTTTCTATGAAGCGCATGCAATCGGTATCACAAATCTAGAAAATTCACTCAAGCAACAACACGTATATACAACTGCTGATAAAGCCACGTTGACTGCTCATCTCGATTGGATGAAGAAACTAGAAAGCCGTTACAGAGCCAAAGGCATTCCGCATTGGCAGATTCCATTTCCACCGAATCTTCCTGCGCTCGTCTAAATCGCCCAAAACAATTCATTTAGGCCAAGAAAGGTCTTGTACATATAGTAGAAATGCTATATAATTCGTACAAGACCTTTTATTATCTGGAGATTATCTTAAATGAGTAGACCAAAGGCGTTTTTCCTAAACGGGGGTGCTGGCCGCATCCTATGTTCAATACCGGCCCTAGAAAAGTATGCAGAAGAATCCGGCGATGACGATTTCATTATTGTTTGTGAAGGCGGCACTGACATGTTCAAAGGTCATCCAACATTGGATGGTAGAACATATGACAACTGGCAGAAAAATCTGTTCAAAGAAAAACTAATAATGCGAGATGTTGTTAGTCTAGAACCCTATAGAGTCTGGGAATATTATAATCAACAATGCAATCTATCTCAAGCATTTGACATTGAAATTAACAACAAGGGCATTAGAGATTTGCCCAAGCCAACGCTTAAACTAAACAAAGACGAACTAATACAAGGACGTCAGCTAGTCGGTGAAGTAAAAGCAAAAATCAAAAAAGAAAAGATCGTAGTGTTCCAGCCATTTGGTCGAGGTATTGAACACGTTGACGGATCATTTGTTGATAGAACTGGTAGAAGTTTTGAATATAAAGATATTAAGGCAATCATCAAGCAGTTACAGCAAAATGATTATGGTGTTGTTTTAATGAGTGAGTTTGCACTGGAACTTAAAGAAGAAAAACTCAAAGACGAAATCGCACAACCGACTAATGTACAATTAAGAACATGGGCATCAATCATAAAGTATGCAGATTATTTTGTTGGATGTGATAGTTTAGGACAGCATATAGCATATGCTGTTGGCACTAAAGCCACAGTTGCCGTTGGAGCAACGTGCCCTATCAACATTTCGTACCCAGAATCTGATGATATTCATATACTTGATCTAGGTGAAATTGATCGAGAATATAGTCCGATCAGAATTGTCCAAGATGAACGTATTGATAGAAAAAACGAATCTCTAATGTCAATGACTCCGGAGATTATCACGATACTAATTAACACAGTAATAGGAAAAGAATAAATGAAGACAGAATCAAATAAACCGGTGTGGATCGCAGGTATTGCACGTGGACATAATGCAGGCGCATGTTTACTTAAAGATGGCGAAATTGTTTTTAGCATTGAAGAAGAAAGACTAAGTCGATACAAATATGACGGCGGACCGTATGCTGCCATTCTCAAAATACTTGAATACACTGATAAGATTGATTATCTAATAGTCGCACATACACAGTCATTGGAAGAAATGAAAGAAAGTGGAGGCCGAGTTGATTATTCAGGTGATGATATCTATACCGGGCTTTGCAGAAAAGTGGGTTTAATTGATCAAAAGAACCCACTTGGAAAACCGCACCCACAAGTTGTAGACCTTAGTCGTGTACATCATAAACTACATGCAGGGCTTGCATTTTATCGCAGTGGATTCGAAGAAGCTGTAGCGGTCGTAGTAGATGGCGCTGGCACATTTATTCCGTTAAGTAGAGAACCGGGTGGATCAACTACCGGATTTGAAGTAGAAAGCATTTATACTTGCAACTACCCTTCAAATTTTAAAACAATATTCAAGCATATTGCAGTACGTGAGCCGATGGTTGGCGCACACATGCCGGAATTTACTAGTGAAGCATATTCCGAAGAAGGTAATCACGAAGTAATGATTTCTGACACTGCTGGCATTACTAAAGTATATGAAGCTGTAACCGCATATTGTGGATTCTACGCAATTGAAGCTGGCAAAACTATGGGCTTATTCCCTTACGGTAAGCCTAATGACAGTATTCCCAAGCTGTTTACTACAGACGGAATGTTTTCAGTATCTAACAGAAATTTAATCATACCTAATTATCCAAACGGTGCTTGGGTCAACGAAGGTAATTACGAATACTTGTCAGATAGATCTTCACAAGATTTAACTAAATTACAAAATCGTAGAGATATGGCATATGCATGTCAACAGCAAACACAAGAACAAGTAGTTAAATTGATTCGCAAAGCAGTTAAAGATACTGGCAGAACAAATGTTGTACTTAGCGGCGGATTTGGACTAAACTGTGTTGCTAACTATCATTATCTCGATGCGCTAAAAGATGAAGGTATCAACTTGTATTGTGAGCCAGTTAGCAGTGATGCAGGCACAGCGATGGGAGCAGCCTTGATGTTCTGGAGAGCATTGAGTGACGACGCAACTGTAAATACTCGTGCTAATACACTATATCTTGGACCACAGTATAACTATACATTAGAAGATATTACAGCATTTACAGAATCACACGGTGCTGTAATTACTGATGCTAATCACGCAGACATTGTAGAATTGCTTGAAGCTAAGACTATTGTTTCGATGTTCCAAGGTCGAAGTGAAAATGGGCCTAGAGCATTAGGCAATCGTAGCATCTTATTCGATCCACGATTTAAAGACGGCAAAGAATTTGTTAACGGTGTTAAAAATCGTGAATATTTCCGTCCGTTTGCAGGATCAATTTTACAAGAACATGTACATGAGTGGTTTGATCTGCGCGGCATGGATGACAGTCCTGTGATGATGTATGCTGTAAATTGCCAACCTGGTATCGCTGAAAAGATTCCAAGCATTATTCACGTTGACGGTACTTGCCGTATACAAACAGTTACCCAAGAGCAAAACAAACACTACTATGATCTGATCAAAACATTCTATGATAAAACTGGTTGTCCTATCATCTTTAATACTAGTTTTAACTTAGGTGGAGATCCCCTAGTAGAAACCTTGTTTGATGCCATGGAAACCCTAGCACAAAGCGAAATTGAATACTTATATCTACCAGAATACGGTAAATTAGTCAAAATAGCCAACAAATAAAAAAGCCCGAAAGGGCTTTTTTGTTATCTTGACTACTGTTTAAAATTCAGCTAAATACTCGATATGAACACTAAACGCAGATTTGCTGGATAAAATATGACGACAAGTTTAACATCTTACATTACTCCCGGCCCACAGCATACAGTAGCGTTACTACCTGGCACTAATTTTTCCTATATGGGAAATCGAGTCTCGATTAGTACAGATACTGAAATAGATAGATGGTACATAGGGTCTTTTTCTAGTGCCAGCTATTTTATTACAGTTGAGTTTGATTCAAACCGTAAAGAAACAATGCAGGTGCTAGTAATTGCACGAGCAGAAGCTGTTAATTTGTCAATCTTTGGACGAGTTTCTTTACCAAAGTTAATTAATTTATCTGCCACAGTTAACGACAGCTGGGTTTCAATCATTGCTAACCCGATCAGTGAAGTATTTAAAGGTGCTAGAATAAGTTTTACCGCTACCTACGGTCAAACTATGAGCCAGCCGATTGCACCAACTGCTATTGCCGCGATTGTTCCAGGATCTGGCTGTACACTTAATATATCTGTTGCAAGTAATCTGTACACAATAACCGGAGTTAATCAAGGCGGCACAGGATATTCAGCCGGGAACTATCTTAAAGTTATAGGCCCGTACTTGGGAGGAACAACACCTGCTAATGATGTTTATGTCATAGTAAATACTGTAACTAACGGAGCAGTAACATCAGTACAATATGTTACTGGTACTGGTACTGGTACTGGTACATTTACCAACTTACCAACTGTCGACGGATCTACTGGCCCTGGTGTTACAGCAAATACTACAGTTACACTAACTACAATACAAACTTTAGAAAATAAAACATTATTAAATCCAAACATTTCTGATAGGATTTATTTTAAAACAACCGGCGGTGCTGGTGTTGTTTCTCTTCTTACAACATCAACTAACTTCGACAAGACTGTAACCATTCCAAATACTACTGGAACACTACTAACAACTGGTGATACTGGCACAGTAACTAATGCAATGCTCGCCGGCAGTATAGCCAATTCTAAACTAGCAAATAGTAAGATTACTATCAACGGCACTCAAATTAACCTAGGTGATAGTGTTGATTTATCAATACAAACGTTAACATTAGGTAATTATCTTACTAGTTCTGGCGGAGGTATTAGCGCATCAACTTATAACGGAACAAATGCATTAACGATTGCCGTTAACGCAACACCATCTAATATACCGTCAACAGTGATGGCTCGCGACGCCAACGGAAATACCAGTACAAATATTATAACTGCCGCCCAGGCACTGACAACAACACTATCAACCGGCTCGTACACCACTACAGGATCGATGATAGGTACGTGGCAACTCGGAACAGGTAGTACACTTCAAGCAACTTGGGCAGACTTAGCTGAAAAATATTCAGCAGACGCAGACTACGAACCGGGAACTGTATTAGAGTTTGGCGGCAAACATGAAGTTACTATTGCAGAAGATAGTACTCGACGAGTTGCCGGCATAGTAAGTACCAATCCAGCATATGTGATGAACATTGAATGTGCTGGCGACCATGTGGTAACTATCGCAATGACCGGCCGTGTTCCATGCAAAGTTAGAGGTAAGATACAAAAAGGCGATATGATGGTTTCTGCTGGAAGCGGATATGCTCGTGCAGAATTTAATCCTATTTACGGAAGTGTGATCGGCAAAGCCTTAGAAGATTTTGATGGCATCGAAGGAGTTATTGAAGTTGTAGTTGGAAAATTATAAGTTAAAATGCAAGATAAATATACAAACCGAGCAAGCTAATGACAGTCATTTATTCACCGTTAGAATCATCATATGGATTTACCAGTCCAGGATTCACTGTAGACACCGTTGGAAACATTGTAGCACCTAACATAACGGTCAGTAACATTGTAATGTCAGGCGATTTAGTAGCTAACGGTGCTAATCTTTCCAGCGCACTTAGTACAGTTAGGATTAACGGTGTTATCAAATTATCAGCAACTGCACTAGGACCTACAGTAGTAACTAGCAGTTTAACCAGTGTGGGAACATTAACTGCATTAACAGTTAATGGCCAGTTAACAGTGAGTAACGGCGTAATTCAACTAACTAGTAGTACAGTCGGAACACTAGATAACGTTAACATTGGATCCATAACACCGGGAACTGGTGCATTTACTGGTCTTGCAGTTACAGCAACACCGACAACAAATACATCAGCAACAAACAAATTATATGTTGATCAAACTATTAATAAAAGATCGGCAGCATACGCAATAGCACTTGGATCATAACGGGGAATTAAATGGCAAAACAAAAGATATCGAATTACGTTTTTTTACCAGGGGTAGGTAGTACTACTAACCTGTATCCAAATGCCTATTCAATTATTCAAGCTAACTACGATTTTATTAAAGCAGAAACTATTGCTTATATTAATGCAAACATAACAACGGATAATGCAAGTAATCTTTACCCCAATGCTGTAACACTGCTATCGAACAATCGAACATTTATTATCGACGAAATCCAAGCATGGATTGCCGCACAAGTTGCCGCCGCCGGAGTGGGAACTACATGGTACGGATATACTTATAATGTAGCTTCATGCCGCAGAGATCTAGGTTATTTGCTTGATGCATATACATACGATATTAGATTTGGTGGGAACGAACAAACAATTTTTATTGCTAAAACTTTTTGGTTAGGTGGTACGGCACAGTTGATAAGCCCAACTCAAGAAACTCTTGGCTTTAATCAAGTAATTAACATTATTAATAACTATGTTCTACCAAAAACTTTATATACAAGTCAACAAAGTCCGGTAGTTAGCATACAAAATAGATCAGGAAGTAGTGCAGAAGCCGGGGTTACTACATTAATATCAGCCCTCGGTACGATTATTTCTAACGTAATTGCGGGCGGATTATCAACTCTTCCTACTACTACCTATTCATCAAGAAACTTTGCAGGATATGTTTATGATTCAACAAAATGTAATCGAGATATCGGCTACGTATTAGATGCATATGTTAATGATATACGCTACGGGGGTAATGCGCAGACTAGATTTATCGCCAGCAGATTCTGGCACGGCGATGTTCCTCAAATAGGTGGTGATAGAAAACCTGAAATTACAGCTGAAACATTTTTACGTAACTTGGTTATCAATACTATTCTACCTAAATCAGCAAGCTATGTGCCCTATCAAGTAACGGAACCACTAATAAGAACTATGAGTGTGGTTGCTGAAACCGGATCGTATGCTCGTGTTACAACCCTGTCAAATATTATAATAAATGTAATAACTAATGGATTATCAAGTTTACCCGCATTATCAAATGGCGTTACTACTATTAAAGTACAAGGAAAATATAAATTAGAACAGTTATTATTAATTACCAATAGCACAAGTAATACTATTCTATACAACTTCTCAGATCCGCTTGCAGGTGCAAAAGTAGATTATTTTTCAACAACTAATACTGGCACTGGTGATCCGTACTCGGATGATTTCCCTGCATTTAGAAATACCGCAGACTATGTAACTACACTAACACTAGTAGCAGATACTTCGTCAGCATCAGTTAGTGATGATATACAAATATTCTACGAAGCTAAAGAAACAAAAGTTAGACCATATGATTTTGGTACTGATGCGATTGAACGTCATCGTGTCGCACAACCACAGTCCATGCTTGACGCTGACTTTGAATACGGACTACAACCTACTAAGTGGCAAGCTATCGGACTAAGCCGCGGATACCCATCGGTTTATGAACTACCCGGTACTGATACTAGTGTGATAACAGTAACTACTGATGCAAGTACAGGCACCGCCGGCGTAGGCGAAAGTTTAATCACAGTTACTACTCAATCTGCACACGGGTTTCTTGCCGGTACTCCAATTACAATTCGATCACTAGCAAACACTATTAGTGGGTTTAGTCGTGCAGAAGGTACATTTATTGTTAATAGTGTTGGTACACCGACAACATTTACATATTATGCAACTGCCAAAGTAGGAACGACTAACGGACAAGTTTTAGCTACAACATACAGTCAACTACGTAAAGGTGCATTCTATACAGGTGCTGGTGTGAGCACGCCTACATTCAGTGTATATAGCAACGGCGCCAGCGGAACATTTACAACAAAATTTTCAACAACGGCAAGCACTGATCAAATCGCAGTAAGCGGCTCATTACCACCTGTCGGTACTCCAATAACTGGAACAGGCATTCTAGCAGGCACACAAATTTCAGGAACGGTTGGTTCTGGCGGTCTAGCAGTTACAGCAAATATTGGCCAGGGTGCTAACATTGGAGATTCCGCAATTGATGTAACTAACTCTACTGGAATTTTAGAAGGAATGGCTATCGATAATGGTAGCGGAGTGTCTATTTTTGTTACGAACATTACTGGAACTACCGTTAGTTTGACCGGTCAGCTTACTACAGTTAGATCAGGCGCAATACAAACATATTTAAATATTGCCGGCGCAAATATAGCTAATACTGGTAGTGGAGCAACGTTTAATATTACAAGAACAGCTGGCGTCTATTCCATTGATACATTCACAGGCGGATCTTCTTATCGCACTAATGAAAGAGTGCTAGTGTTAGGTACAGCTCTTGGAGGTACAACCCCG